GTTCGGTGTTCCAGTGTTGGACGGCCCGCTCTGAACGCCCGGATGGGTGTGCGTGCTGCCGACGTCCTTGCCGTTGTTGCGAAGCGTGCCCAAGGTCTCCATGTTGCCCTGCCAGGTGGATGTGCCGCCAAACGATCCGGAGCCTTGCTGCACCGTCCCGTTCAGCACGATCTGCGGCGAGTTCAGCGCGCACTGCGCGGCCGCGTTCAGCTCGATGTTCGGCGCTTGAATCGTTACCTTGGACGGTGACACCACGTTGATGCCGCCTGCGGTGAACTGTACGTACTGCACCGGCACGCCGTTGAGCATCCCGCCGAAGTAAAGGCCGTCGGCCATGTCGTGGGTGCGCCAGGACCCCGGGTTTGCTTGTTGCTTACTCGCCTTGACGGCCGACAAGTCACGGCTTCCGAACGCCGCCATGCCGATGTCGCCGACCTTCGGGTCCAAGATTACGGCGTTGGTACCGCCTTGCAGACGGAAGTAAGGCAACTGGTGCAGCACCGCATGCGGCACTGCATTGCCCGCGCCGTCCAGCTGGTTCACCAGCGGCTGAACATCGACAAATCCGACGGGCGACAGGCCGCCATCGTTCGTAACCGACAAGACCCGCACCAGCGTGGCCGTACTGACGCGCGCCAACGCTTGGCCGATTACGAACATCAACGCGCCGTACTCGTCGCCTCCTTCGGCCGCGCGCGCCTGCCCGGCATATCCGAACTGTTCAGCCATTGATCTGCCTTTGACACATGATTTGGGAAAGCCACGCGCCGCCGGGCGTCTCCGCTTCCAACGTGTGGACGATGCTGACGACTACCCATTCTCCGTGGGCTGCCTCAATCGAACTGGTGACCTGCACCAGACCACCCAAGCTCAGCTCGGGCGTGAAAAGTACGGTGAAGGCAATGCCGCCTCCGGTGAACGTCGGGTATCCGATCAGGTTCTTCTCGGGCGAGATTTCAATCGCATCACCCTGGCGAGCTCCGGCACGCGGCCAGATGGCCAATACGCCACGGTCGATCGTGTAGCTGATACGCGCCGCGTTCGCACAGGCCCGCAGCTGCTCCAATGCCGTGCCGCTGAAGTAGGGGTTGGACAGTTGGCCCGTCACCCCGTTGTTCTCAAATGCCAGCCCCATCGCACCCGCCAAGTCGGAGGCAATCACCGATACGTTGGTCGACCCGCGGTAGCTCCGTGCGTTCACCGGCTTGACGGCGTCCAGGGCAGCGGCCAACGCCACGACGTTGAACACGACTTCCGGCGCCTGGTTGTAATCCGCCCAGGCCTGCGAAATGGTGCCTTCGTAAACAACACTGAGCGCCTGGCCCACATCGCCAGCCGCAATCAGAATTCGGTTGTTCCGCCGCTCAGTCATGACCGGACCAATCACGGTCAGCTGGTTCATCATGTCCTGATTCAGGCCGAAGATTCGCAACTGCAACTGACTCTGCGCGTCCCCGTTGTAAGAGACCACCGCGGCCGATACTCGGTAACCCGTAAGCGTGACGTCCGGCCCCTTCGTGTCCCCAAACTTGCCTTCGCCCAGACTGATGGTGACGTCGATACGCCGCTTGACGAGGGTCATAGGTCACCAGCTTCCAGGTACGCCAGAATGAAGCGGTCACCCAACCCTGTGTATTCTGGGTCGGCATAGCCGCGCGTGTCGATGAATGTCAGATCACCGACGAATCCCCGGTAGGATTCCCGCACCAGGCGCACCCGGTCGTGGCACAGCACCGTCGTGACGATCGGCTGATGGTTCAAGAACAAGTCCAGGTACATCCCTGTCGACTTCTCATAGACATTGATCTGGCAGCTTTGGCCGGCCAAGACCACGCTCAGCGACTGAGATGGCACCGGGCGAAGGGGAATCTTTCTCATTGAAACTCCGTACTGAGTATCAGCGGCTCACCCGGCTCGGTGCCCAGCGGAAACGTCTGAACCTGGCCATTGCTTTGCGGGTCGGCGCCGCTGGGTTCCTCCGTCTCCGAGAATTGGGCGACGGCGGTCTGCCGAACTTCTTCGACGAACAATTCCACGATCAGCTGGCTAGATCCGCTTCGGGTGTCCCGGGTGTACGAGTAGTTCACCAAGTTGGCCGACACATACACCTTCTCTGGCGTCACCACGGAATACAGGTCTGTACTGCGAACGATGCGCTCCAGCTCGGCAAGAATCACGCTACGCGAGGCCAAATCGCCGCTGTGAGCAAGGCGTATCCCCGTGTCAAAAGGCGTGTCTACCTTGTTGAACGACGAGAAGCCGCCCTGCTCGACGGGAAAGCTAGAAATACGCCCTCCGTTCCTGAAGCGAAGCCCCAGAAACGAATCGAACACGACCGCCTGTTGGCCGTCCTGGGTATACAGCCCCCACAGGGGCGTGCCGAAGAACAGCTCGGCCAGGCCACCCAGCCCGATGTTGACCAGCTCCGGCAAAGACGGAATGGTCGTTTCACGGAAGATGGCCGGCACGCCCGGAACCTGGGGGACGTTCGGGAAAGGAATCAGCGCCATCAGAAAAGCCCCGTGTTGCCCTGTTGAACCAAGTTCTGGTTTTTGCCAATCCCGCCCAGATCGCGCGCGATACCAGCACCGTCGGTCGCCGCAGTCACCACCGTGATCGGGCCGCTGATGTGGGTTTCGCTCGTGTTGGTCGTGGTAGACGTCGTGGCGTTGTTGACGGACTGTGCGGTCGGCTGTGCGGCCTGGGCCAGATTCACCGATCCCAAAGCTGCGTTTCCATTCAGACCTTCTTTGACCCGGGCGAGATAGTTGATCGTCTCCGTCGCTGATGGCGATCCACCGTTCTGCACCGCGCGTGCTTGCCTGATCCCACCGTTGTATTCGGTGATTGCCGCGTCAACGCTGCCGTTGTAACGCTTCATCAGATCAACGAAATAGCGCCCAGCTGCATCGATCGAGTCGTAGGGGTTGGTGATCTCCCCCTTCCCGTACTGCCCCCAAGTACCCGGCATGAACTGCATGACGCCCTTGGCGCCAGCCGGCGACACCTGATCGCTGTTGCTTCGCTCGCCCTTGTTCTTGATGGCATTGAGAATCCCCGCTGGCAGGCCGTTGTCTTGCTCCACCTTAGCCGCGTAGTCGTTCAGCTTAGGATCGTCGTAACGCATAGCGCCAGAGTTTGCCGCACGTTCTGCTTCGCGCGCTGCCTTGGGGACGGTCGCCTCAACGCCGATATCCAGCGCCTTCTTGACGACCCGGCCGACGGGGGTGTCCATGAACTCGTTGACCTTGTCGCCGAACTTGGACAGTCCGCCAAAGAACTGCTCCGCACCTTTGACCCAGCTTTTCACCGTCTCGTTGATCACCGCGCGATTCTGGATGATCCAGTTGCCGAACTCGATCAGCTTGTCCACGGCGAACTCAAACGCCGGCATCAGCGCGGTCAGCACGTTGACGCCCACGCTGGACAGCTTGTTCATCGCCGTGTCGTACTTCTGACGCAACTGCTCGGCGCGCTGTGCCGCTGCCGCTTGCTCGGCTGCCGGGCCGGACTGCTCCCGCCGACGACGGGCGATCCCTTCCGGGCCGTCTTTGTACAGATTGAACTGCTGGGCATCCAGGCCCATCATGTTCGCCGCCAACGCCGCACGCGCGCGATCGGTCTTGTAGATCTCCGCGACAATACGAGCGCGGGCCTCAAGGTACGTGTTTCCGTCCTTCAGGTCTTCCGTCTTGCCACCGAACTGGAAAAAGGCCGGCAGCGTCTCGGCCGCCATACCGCGCTTGAACTTTGCGACCTGATCGGCCGATTCCTTCAGCTGCTCGGTAATGCCTTCGACCGATCCGCCAGCGTTCTTGGCCGCCAACTGCCATTCGGCCAAGTCCTGCGCGCTCATGTTCAGGTTCTCGGACAGCCGCGAAAGGCTTGCCGTCGACTGAATGGTGCTGGACACGAAGCTCTTGATGCCCATGCCAGCAGTGAACACCGCCAGCAGCGCCAGCGCCTCGTTGCGCACCTTGCTGAAGAACATGGCGGCCTGCTTGCCACGTGTCTCCATCTCTCGTGCGGTACGGGCGGATTCCTCCCGCGTATGCGTGAGCGAGTCGTCTACCTCGGCTGCGCCCTGCTTGAACCCCTTGGCGTTCATGCCCAGCGTGACCACCAGAGCATCTATCACGGTCGCCATGCTATTTCCTCGCGTTGGCTATCGCCTGCTGGTTGTGCGCGTCGACCGCGAACACTTCCAGCAGGTTGTAGAGATCCTCGGCACCGTAGACCGTTTGCAGGTCACGCAACAGGCCAGGGTGTCGAGAAATCACCGCGGCAATGTTGCGCGGCACGTTGGCGTACTGAATCAGCCTCGGGCCGCCGCC